TCAAACCTCGAAGGACAGGCGACGTACTGGGAAAATTACAATACCAACCTCTTGAGCCTGTCTGATCGTACAAGCGACGTCGAGGGGCTGAGTGATGTCATTGCCAGCTTCGCGGACGGAAGCAAAGATTCCGTCAATGCAATCGCAGGCATGGCAGCCGCCACCGATGAAGAGTTGGCCGGCATGGTGGAGAACTGGCAGAACGTACAAGCACAACAGGAAGCTGTAGCGCAAAGCATAGCTGAACTGGCTGTCGACGTCGAGGGAGAAACCGCAAACATCGTGTCATCTTTCGAGGGTATGATTGCCGGCATGGAGCTGAGCGACGAAGCGAGGGCAGCAGCCGAAGCGACTATCTCCGCTTATGAAGCGTCAATCCGCGCAGGAGAAGGACAGGTACGCGGTGCCATAGACAGAATACTCGCGGAAGTGAACCGCCTTGATGGTGTGTCAGCAAGTATCAACTTTAGCGTGACCGGAGCCAGCGGCAGCATAGACGGCTCACATGCCGGAGGTCTTTCCTACGTGCCTTGGGATGACTATATCGCAAGGTTGCATGAAGGAGAGCGTGTACTGACAAAAGAGCAAAACCAATATTACACAATGGCGCCGCAACTGATGAATGCACTCTCAGCACGTGGAAACGTTACAGAAGCTATCGGTGCTATGAGCTCAGGTGGGAATACATTTTCTTTCGGGGATATAGTAATTGGTTCCGGCGGAAGTGGTGTCAGTGGGTCGGGTGCGTTCGCTGATGGGCTTAAGGAAGTTATCATCGAAACAGTTCAAGACTATGTACACGATCAGGAGCGAAGAGCTTATACATGATTTTCAACTTAAAAAGGTGTGGACTTCATGAACTCCATCTGTCCACACCTTCGGATTTTATATATCACAAGTGCCTTAATTTTAGTCGATACACCCGGTTTACATTAACAAAAACGAGAAGAAAATGATTAACATATATCACAAAAAACTCAAAGAGATATACGACCATATCCGCAGCGGTTCTAATATATTAAAGCCGCCAGAATTTGATACTGTGACAGAATGGGCAGACAACAGACGTCGGTTATCATCAGAAAGCTCTGCTGAAGCCGGACCTTGGCGGACTTCAAGAACACCTTACTTGAAAGATATCATGGATGCTTTTACTGACTCGAAAGTGAAGCGCATCGTTTTTGTGTCATCCAGCCAAATAGGAAAGAGCGAAGCCTTGAACTGTATGATCGGCTACGTTATCGATAAGGATCCCGGAAGTATACTTTTTATACATCCGACATCAGAACTAGCAAAGGAGTATTCCAAGCTCCGGATTGCACCAATGATCAGGGATTGTCCCACAATAAGCGAGAAGATTTCAGATCCAAAGAGAAGAGACAGCGGAAACACAATTCTTCAAAAAGCATTTCCAGGTGGAATACTTACCATGTGCGGATCTCTAGAAGCTCACAGTCTGGCATCGAAACCAAGCCGTTACGTTTTTGGAGATGAACGTGATCGATGGGCTACATCTGCAGGTAAAGAGGGTGATCCGTGGAAGCTTGCGATGGCAAGACAAATCACATTTTATAATGCCAAATCAGTGGAAGTATCAACACCAACGATCAAAGGCGCCAGCGTCATTGAATCTTCATTTAATGAGGGAACTATGGAAAGATGGAAAGTACAATGTCCTCATTGCGGAGTATATAACGATATTAAGTTTTCTGACATTCGCTTTGATAAAGTTGAAGAGTCAAAACAGGGGAAGAAACGCTATACCGTTACAGATATATGGTACATTTGTCCTGCCTGCGGATGTATATCGACTGAGGATGAAATTAAAAGCCAGCATGCAAAATGGTGTGCTGAGAATCCTGATGCTTATGAACGAGGCGTGAGGTCTTTCTGGCTTAATAGCTTCGTGTCACCATGGGCTACATGGGAGTCGACAATACAAGAGTACTTAGAAGCGATCGGTAACGCTGAAAAGTTGAAAGTAGTTTATAATACGCGCTTCGGTGAATTGTGGGAAAATCGCGGAGATTTGGAAAGCGAAGAGGGCATTATGGCTCGACGCGAAGAGTACCCTAATGATGCTGATATGCCGGATGGGCCTCTTGTGATTACAGCCGGAGTCGATACCCAGGATGACCGTTTTGAATATGAACTTGTCGGCCACGGTCATTTTAGCGAAACATGGGGGCTGGAGTACGGTGTCATCATGGGTAGACCGGACGATCCCAAAGTCTGGGAGCAACTCGACGAGGTTGTGTTCGACAGGGTTTTGCGCTTACCGAACGGAAAAGGACTCACGGTTTCAATGTCATTCGTTGACGAAGGTGGTCACTTTACTCAAAATGTCCGGCAGCAGTGCAGTGTACGAATTAGCAAAAAAGTATTTGCTATTGCCGGAAGTAATCAACACGACGCTCCATTCACTACGATACCAAAGAAACAGAAAATACAAGTTCAAGTTCAAAGTAGAGCCATGATAAGTGCATGCTGGCGTTATGTTATCGGAGTTGACGCGGGGAAGCAAATGATAATGGATAATTTGAAAGTACAAACACCAGGTCCAAGGTATTGTCATTTTCCAAAGCGCGATGATTACGGGGAGGCATACTTTCACCGCCTACTCTCGGAGCGCCTTGTATATAAGCAGGAACGGAAGCAACCGTGGGTATGGGAGAAAATACCCGGACATGATCGTAACGAAGCTTTGGACACGCGAAATTATGCTAATGCAGCGTTTGCTGCACTACCTAAGGATCTGGATAAGATAGCTCAAAGCATTAAATCAGCAGAACCGGAAAGAGTAATAGATAATACTGCAAAAAGCACTACACAGCCAGCGTCTGCGAGGTATAAAAAGAAGCGTTACAGCATTGATGGTCCCATAAAAAACAAATATATCAAAAAAATTTTTGAAGAATGGTAGGTGCAAATCATGAGAGAAGCAAAAAGAGCAAGACTTCAAGAGCGTCTTAAATTCTGGATGGAAACGCATGAGAAATTAACAAAAGCACACCTTGCGCTTGTCGAGGGCGGTGTACAGAGATTCCGTATCGAGGACAGGGAGCTGACACACTTTGACATATCTAACCTGCTCAAAGAGATTCGGGAAGCAGAGAAAATGATAGAGGAACTGGAAGCACAGCTTGCAGGGTATGGGACGCGAAAGATTGTGAGTGTAGTTCCCCGTAATTGGTAATGGGTATGGGTATCACCGCTCCGGATTTTACCGGGTTTAGGTTATGTCATACTCAGCACAAAATGCAATACAGCCGCTCCGTTATTTCGGAACGGCTGTTATTTCTGTGAGCGAAATAAACGCGCTCTGCTGCACAGTATCAATCCGGGTCACATTATACCTACCGTGCTACTAATGATGATTCTCGTGAGTTGCAACGGGCTTATAATTGATGCTTATGTTGCAACCCTAAAAAAGTAGTCATTTACCTCTACATCAGGTATGTCCAACAGGTTACAAAGGTGTTCTATTTCATCCTGTTTGAAATCGGATTTTCCTTCAAGAATTTGCTCTAGTCGTGTTTCTGTCATTCCGATTTCTTTTGCAAAATGCTCTTGTGAGTTAAAATAACCCTTTGTCTTTTCAAGCAGTTTAGTGTTATCAAACTTTATCGACGTGTTCTTGTTTACAGTAGACTCATCCGGTCCTGGAAAAATGTCTTTTTTACACTCATTTGTACCCGGATTGAGCGATATAAAGCGAACATAATTAAGACAAGCTTCTCTGTCCTCTGTTGTCATTCCTGATATCAACTCGCGAATTTCTGTGACTTCTCTTATGCTATATGGAGTTTGCTTCAATCGTTTTTTGTCTCCGATATCATCTGTAACTTCTTTGAGTTCGCAGATATCAGCATAGATCTCGTCAAGGAGGTCGGATACCAAGCTAAGTGACTCAGCGTAATACTCTACAGGATTTGATCCAGCACGAATAGAGTCTGCTATAACATGTGTAGATGAAAATGCGCGATTCACGTCATATGATAGCTCTTCAAGCACCATGCATATGTCCTTTGTGTCCTTAATTTCTTTAATATTTCCTCTCGATTGTGTTTTCATGTCGTTTCTCCTTATCATAATATATTGGAAGCATAGTATAATCCATAACGGATATGATGTCTACACAAAAGGTGATGCAAAAATACACAAAATTAAGCAGCTAGATTTAAACATATTTACAAATGCGAAAAATTGCAGAAGTTGTTGAATGCAAATTAAAGATATTGCAGTTGACGAATAAACCGCATTGTTGTAAAGTCTATTTTGTGATATAAGTTTTCTGATGATCAAAGAAGGAGAGGTTTATAGGCAATGCCCATTGAAACGATCGAGCAAAAAATTAATATGGCAGTTGCATATAAAGGCATAAGTCAGGCAGAGCTTGCTAGGCGTGTTGGTATCGCTCCACAGAACTTTAATAAGAAAGTTAAACGCGGAACATTTTCACATGAAGAACTGGGCAAAATCGCTGAAGCTCTTGATGCTGTTTATCAATACGGATTTGTCTTCCCGGATGGTAAAGAAATTTAAGTATTCCATTCTCATTTAGCAAAGAAGCCGCTGCGTATCTTGCAGTGGTTTATTATTTTATTAAAGAGCGGAAGGAGCTATAAAATGACTAATAGCACACAACAGTTGGAACACTTGATCGAAGAAGATGACAGACCTATAAAGCTTAATTACGATTCAATGCCAGAGTATGTAAAGCAGGAGTTGGCTGCCAGCGCATGGAAAGCGATACAGCTCTTCATGACGCGACCGGATGCGAGAGAAATTCTCGATGCTGAGAAGGCTAGGCTAGAAGCCGAAGAGAGTACATTACTCACTAGAAGATAAACATATCTTAGCAATGAGACATTAACGGCTATATGTACGCTTTCTTACATGCAAGCATCGTGTATGTATATCCATACATACACGCAAGCATCGCCTTTGTCATACCACAAAGGCAATACTCAGGGCACGCCCTGAAACCCACATGATATTAATCAATAAAAAGAGGGTGCAGGGAGTAATCCCTGAGTTGCCAAAAGGCTGTCTTTTGGCGATGCTTGCCTGTACTGATGTATTGCTTAATTTTGATGAGATAAAGTAATGATTTTTATTGACATACCCGATATGATATCGTAATGTAAAAGCGTGAGTATGACGGCGGCGGGGTTGCTCTCCGAAAGGGGTGACCGCATGACGTTATTGGAAGTCATTGCACTTCTTATGCTGATAATTGCGGTTATTAAATTGGTGATTTACTTCACCAAAAAGAAGTAGCCGCACCCTAGACTAAAGCGCGGCGTTTCCTCAAGCTCTAAACTTGACTATGGGAGCGACCGCCCTGTGACAAAGGAGCCGCCCGATTGCTCACATTTTATCATGCAAGAAGCATCTTTGTCAACCGTCTGTTTTCTTTAAAAAACGCCACAAAAAGAAAAAGAAGTACCACTGGAATAGATCGCGTGAAGAAATTTTTATTTACCCTATTGCAGAGAGCAAAGATTTTTGTTATAGTATACCCTGCTTGGTGAACGGTAAGTGCTTGAGATTTTCAATTTCGTGTCCAAGATTTGTCCAAGAAATGTCCAAGAAAATGGCAAAAAAGCACCAAAAGATACAAAAGGACACAAAAGGCATATCACAAAAAACGTTGAAATAGCAACGAAAACGGACGTTAACGAAAAGCCACGAAAATTAAAATACCGCCCTTACAAGCATGGGGTCACTGGTTCAAGCCCAGTTGTTCCCACCAAACGTAATAATGTGGCCCAGTAGTTCAGTTGGTTAGAACGCCAGCCTGTCACGCTGGAGGCCGACGGTTCGAGTCCGTTCTGGGTCGCCATTTTCTTTTGGGCTCCTCGGAACCCAAAGTTCTTGCCTCTGTAGCTCAGTCGGTAGAGCAGCGGACTGAAAATCCGCGTGTCGTTGGTTCAATTCCGACCGGAGGCACCAGCCGCTTCAGCGGC